CGTCTACGTCCCCGGTCGGCTTTACATGCACGCCACCCATCACCGTCGCTTATCATATGACTTGTCCGACAACGAAACTTTCAAAAACGTGGAGAGCGATGAGTTGCCAGCCACCACTATTACAGAGCCCGCCCCTGTGATATCAACTCCAAACCTCACCACCAAGTACACACGTACTGGTCACTGCATCATTGATTGTTTCACGGCCTTGAACCCCATCACACATGATGAGGCCTGTGACAAACTCCTTGGCGCAGTGCCCGACGGTCCACTTCACCAAGTGATTCACGCCTACGTGCATGACGGCCAATGGGATCACCCGGACGTCGTTGATTTCACGTTTAACACCCTTTGTGATGCGACTGAGTCAACCCTGGTCATTCTTGATGACTCAAATCAACCCATATCCATGTACGGACACCAAGGGCCTATCCGTTACTGCAAATGGTCCAACCACCACTACAGCCCTATATTAACTGGTGGGGGCCAGGACAAATTTGGCCCTTTGTTGACTGGGTTGACAAGAATCTGCGCTTTACAACGGCCATAGAGTTATCCGCTGCACCGGGTTGTCTCGTCCGAATTCTTCGACAGCGCCTTGTGGCTGTTCGAGCCTGTCACTACACCAAAGGCATTAAAATGTTTTATGACATAGTCCCTAGCTTTAGCTTTGACAAGCATGAGGATCTGAAGCAGCTCACCATCTTTGAGGACCTCATCATAATTGATGCAGCGAAGGAGGTGAACAGCGAGGAGTTAGCGCCATCCATCCTTGACAACGTTCACCTCCCTCTCAATTCGGCCCTCCTTGTCAAGACTTTCGCTAACAACGTCGACCTGCATAAGCACTTGGTCATGTACGACAAAATCATCACATATGAAACTGGTGTTGGCACTGAGCGCTACTTTCTTTGCATCGGACGCAATGCCAAAGCCCAGCGTACGCAACTTGAATCTATCGAGTCACATTTCATCGAGGAGACCACTCACACCATATCAGTCGCACAGAACGACCTCGTTGCCTTTTGTCGTGAGTACAACTTTGACGACAGCAAGCGTTTTGATGACACCCTCCAAGCGATTGGCGCCGAGTTCAAACGCCGCCGCCCTAAGGTTTTGACCTTCGCGGCCATCACGGGTTACGCCTCGGCTGGTAAGACTACAAGGTGCGTCGCCAAATATCGCGACGCAATCTTTGTCGTGCCAACCCGGCACTTGGCAGAGATGTATAAGAAGAAGCACAACATCACGGCCTTAACACAACATCTCGGCCTAGAGCTTTGTTACAAGACCAAACCCCAGCTTGTGGTTTTGGATGAGGTCAGTCAGTTTCCTTTGGAGTTTGTTTACATCATGACCAGTCTTTGCGACAAACTCATTGTGTGCGGTGACGTCTTGCAAACCCCCCACGTTGATTATCGGAACAACCAAATAACCGCGGGTGTGGCTTCCATTGGTGTTACCAATAACATCCTGAGTACCCACAGCGTCCCACAAGACATAAGTGACTTCATTCGTGAAAAATTCGGCTACCTAACCAAACCAATGTCCAAGATCAAAGATTCTTTGCTCCACTTCAAATTCGACCTTCCATCTAACAATGGCAGCAAAGCCCCGGTTTTATGTTACACTCAGCATGAGAAAATACGTGCCGGGGAGCTCGGTTGGGACTCCCACACTATTACCACCTACACTGGTGATCGTACCCACACCGTTTTACTTTACGTCACCTCGGCCTCCGTTGCCGCTGGTCTGTTCGCCCGACCAACTTGGGTGTACACCGCCGTAACCAGGGCCACCAACCGTCTCATCATTGTCGACCCAGACAACAACATGATGCGTTACTACAACATAAGTTTTCCCGGCTTAGCAAAAGACAATTTCTTCTCCGCAGTCACGTTTGACAGCGGCCTTCAGCTCCCACCTACAGAGCATACCCTGGCCGTTCATGGTATCTCGCCCACCATCAGCCCTACAACCCTAAGCACGACCACCTGCCTGCTTAACGACACCCTCAAGAACATCAACGCTGACTCCGACATCGTTGCCACTCACATCCATGCGGCAAATCCTCCAATTGAGAGTCACGGCAAACTTACGCTTCCCGACCGTGGTGTCTTTGAGAAAGCTATTGTCGTTCGCACAAGAAGAATTAACACTGGTCCGCAAACCACCATACCCCAATTCAACGCTCGTACTCAAGGTTTGCAAGCCATCATCAAACGAATGATGAACAAGACTATCCCATCTCGTCGTGTTCATGAGCGTTGGGCTTCAAATATGCGCCGAGCTTTCTCTTGGATATGCACGGGTTACGAGGGCGGTTACAAGGAGTTACTCAGGGCCGCACGACCGAGTCAAGAAACACTAAATGCAAGGTTCCGGGATTACATTGAAAGCCTCGATGAGAAGATTGGTGACAACGAGACTCTGTTCAAGGAGGTCACCGAGGTCTACGACTATCACAACGGTCATAAAACTGACTACTGCATGAAGAAACAACACAAGTTCAAAGCATCCGCCGGCTTTGATACCCTTGGTAAAGCTGGTCAGGGTATCAACTCAGTGTCCAAGCACCTGAACATCATTTACAGTGCTTGGTTTCGCTGCCTCTTAGACGCCTTCCGCACATCCATAGAGCGTCACGGTCGCCGCGTTTATCTAGCCACACATTACAGTGAGACCAGCATGGCAGCCGACATTGCGACATTTGATGCATCTGCTTCTGGCAAAAAGCAGTATTTTT